ACAGTGTGGAGCTGACGCGCCTCACCCCTGGTCATGGCATAAATCAGAACCCAGTTCACAATTGAGCCTATAAGCGCTGTGAACCTAGACCCTGATGGTATGCCTGTTTTCTTGACGAATGTCCTACCATCTGGCATCATTATCGGCGTGAAGATGAAGTAATGCTCTATCATTTCAAGCACTCCTTCATATTCAGCTCCGTACGCCTTCTTTATGATGCCAAACGCAAAACGGATTAGGAACCTGGGAACGGTTGAATCAAACCGTGACCAGTCAAGCCCAACTGGCGTTCCACTCCGTTTCACGTGATCCAGTGCCATTGATATCCACCTTTTAGTCCGTGGAAGCAATGGCGCATTACGGGAAAGAAGTACCTCCTGGTAAGGTTCAGCAAAACTACCCTCTATAAGATTGATTTCGAAAGGGTAGCCCCAAACTAACCTTACCTTCGGACTGCCACGCTTTGCCAATTGCGTCCGCAGATAAGCCAAGCAGGGCGCCAACTGACAGAAGGGTTGTTTACGCCGCATTGCCCTACGGAAGATTATCTCCGCACGAGCGAGACCTTCAGCGTAGACGCTAAAGTCGGTTCTTTTGCCGGATCGGCCATACAACCGCCATGAGGCACCTGGTGAGGAGGGCTCCACAGCCACTTCATTCAGTGGTTTGGGCTTCAACCCCTTAACTCCAAATACCTTGTAGGCTGCGTTCATAGCCTCCTGCAACCGACGCTTCACGTCATCATTTAGGCTGGACCAGGCCACGTCAGAATGGTCGTACTTCATCAGACTCTCGTATAGCAGGTCTAATGTAGCACCCGACCTAGTATAATGTCTAGCTAGGTCCCTCACCTCCTTACCAAACACTCGCTCCACTAGTCCCATCGCTTCACGGTCTACGGCGTGTCCTTCCCTGATTACTGCCAACATTGGCTTAAGCGGTTGATCAGATTCGATCACCGCCTCAGACAGCCCGTCGGCTTTCGCGGCAGTAACCCGTACGTGTAGCATATCGTACACCTCCGGTTCACTTAGAAGCAAATCG